GAGTGACGTTAACATCTTGTACGCAATAATCTTGCATCTCTTGACTCCACTCTTGCCAGTCAGTGTCTTTACCAAAGGACCCTTTGTATTCTCCCAGCCTGTAGCCGTAAGACTCTAATGAATGCCTGCCGTATAGTTGTAGTGGCATTTGATCGAACTTTCTACTTTGGTCTATGCCAAGCATGTCTGTGTGGTACAGGCGTGACAGCAACAACGTGTCTACAACCATGGCGGTTGGTGAGAACCACGAGTAAATCTTACGGAGACAAGGTATGTCATAGCCGATGACGTTGTGACCCACAATGACGTCAGCATCTTCGAGCCTTTGGACACCACGGGTGATCGGCTCAGCGTTACCTTCGTCGTTGTAAGCAATCGTCTCACCAGTTTCCTGCTCGTAGATAACAAGGCAGTGGATCTTGGTAACATCATTCAGGAGACCGTTGCTTTCTAGATCGAATACTAGAGTGTTTCCAGACATAAGTCTTGTCAACAAATTGTGCACGTTTCACCATCTCTGGCGTGGGTGGGTTAGGACGTTTGAGATCAGAAATCTGTTGTTGGGTCGAACTCCTTTTCTGGTTCAGTTTCATTAAATTTACAGGTGGATAAATCGTAATCTAGTAAACACGCGATGCCAGTTTCGCCAGAATATCGATTCTTAAGGACTCGCACTGTCGTAGCATCGTGTTTAGATCCACTCTGCTGATTTCGTTCGAGTGCAATAACGCTATCTGAGAGCTGAGCAATTGCAGCTGAGCCGCGTAGTTGGCCGAGAGTAACTCTTGCTCCTTCTTCATGGTTTTTATCCGATTGTGTTGTACGGCGGAGGTGTGACACCAAGAACATGGCAATGCCAGTCCGTTCCACAAGACTGCGGAGACGGGTCATCGTGATGTCCAGCATCCGGCGCTCGTCACCATCTAGACCAGACAGGAGGATACTGAGGTGATCAAGAAACACGACACGAGTCTCAAGACCCGCTGCCATGTACTCAATACGGTTGTAGATGTGGTCAGGATCATAACTACCAAAACCGTCAAACAAATGAAGGTTCCAAGTAGCTACGGTCTTGTCGAAATGATTCGTCAGGTCTCGTTTGCTGTGTTCTCCGATGTGAAGGGACTTTCCGACTGCTGATGACATGAGTCCGAGAGCAGTACGGCGGTTAGATTCTTCAAGTGCCAAGTAACCGACCCGTTCTCCTTTATTAAGAAGGTCAGTTGCGATTGAACGACAGAAGGAGCTTTTTCCGATGCCACTCCCCGCAGTAATTGTTGTAAGCTCGCCAAACCTGATCCCGTGAAGTTTTGTTTGTAATCCTTGAAAGGGGTAGTCATGGTCGGCTGGGGGTGAGGGGGTTGTGACAACTTCTAGCAGGTCTTTTGCGTCAACAATCCCATCAGGCGTGAATTGTTGATGGTTGTAATTACAGACAGCTCTGACAGCTTCTGCATCGCCTGCTGCTAAAGCCTCTGAGGCATCCTTGTAATCGTCTAGAAAGCCGATAAACACCTTACCAGGTGGTAGGACACCTGCAGCATCTTTAGACGCCTGTATACCGGCAGGATCGTTGTCGAAAAAAAGAACTACTTTGTCGTAGTGTGCAATCCATTCGTAGTTATTTTGGATTGCTTTCTTGGCCGTGGCTGCACCGTTAGGAATGCTGACCACATCCCAAGGTTGGGCTTCGTAACAAGCCATTGCATCCATTTCACCCTCTGTGATTACAAGCTTTTTTTGTTTGCTTGTAGTCTTGTGGCGAAAGTTCTGCATACCAAACAAAGTTTTGACCTCACCTTCACAGCGAAAGTCTTTGTCCTTTGTTCTTACCTTAGCCCCAAGTAGCTTTCCATCCACATCAAAATAATAATGCCGAAGAACTTGTCCATCCTTGTAGGTTTTGAAAAGCTCGGCTGTCTTTTCGCTGATCTTTCGTTGAGCCAACCTTGAAGCAGAACCTTTAAGTTCGACGGCAGACATTGTGTGATTGTGAAAGGACGGCGTGCCATCACCTTGCGTGCGGTGGTGACACTTGTGACAAAACGTGTGACCATCGGTGTAGATTGCGTTGGCGTCAGAGGAACCGCAGTTGGGACACGAGATGTGCCGGATGAACTCGTTCTCTACATAAGCCATGCTACCGGGATGTTCGTGAAAGAGCACCATAAAATGCCTAATCGCTCACAGTATTGGGCATAGGTAGTTTTAGATTTCTTAGATATTGTGTTGAAAGGAGCCTGAAAAACCATGCGAAGGTCTAGGTCAGGGTTTTGTTCCTTGACTGCTTTGATCTTTCGCCGGTCCTTGCTGTCCCAGTACCCTTTGCACTCCAGGTACACCCCGTTAGGAAGGATGAAGTCTGGCTTGTAGATGTGGGCAATGGTGTAGTCAACCTTGACGGTTTCGTATTCATACTTGACGTCAAGGTCAACCAACAGGTCAGCTACCTTTTCTTCTAGCCTTGACCTAAACGCCATCAGAAGTCATCTTCTACTGCATCTTCTTGGGTTGCAGCAATGATGTTAGGATCGCTTTGCTTGTAGCCTTTCGTCTTACCAAACAACGCACTGACATCAGCTTCTTCCATGTCACCGACATCAGTGCCAGCTTCGGACGAAATCGAGACAATCTGTACACCAACAAGCTTAAGTGTTGTTCCATACGTGACATTGTCTTTGAGAACGTAAGGCTTTTGGTAAAAGGCAAGTTTAACTTTACTTCCGCTATACACTGGAATGTTTTCATCAGTGATGACAGTACCTTCAGTGTCTACAATGACGGGTTTGGTTTCGTCCTTCCAAGTGAACTTGACTTTGTACTTACCTTCTGCAACCTCTTCCCAAGGTTCAGGCTTGAGGGTTGAGCGCTTAGGGTTTTTGAGTTTAGACTCTGCCCAAGCAAGGCTATTAGGACGGTCAGTCTCAAGCTCATCTACAATGTCTTGGTTGACAATTGCAGAAAGTGTGAAACCAAACTTGGTTGCTTTGAGCACAGCTTGATAGCCTTCAAGAATGACAGGCTCTTCGGTTTTAAAAATGGTGCGGGGCATTAACAAAAAAAGTAGGTGGAATCAATTACCGTTGACGGTTCTAGGTCACCGATAATTGGAGGTTTTGTTTCTGCACCGATTTGTTCTGCAAATGATGTGAGGTAGTCATGCTCCGCAAAAAGGTGCATGTATGTCTCACGAACAATGGCTGAAAGAACACCCATGTCAGTAGCACGACAAAGTACCGAGTCGTGTATGAGGGAAATCGGTGCGTCGAAACGGAGTGCAGATAGACACAAGAGACTTGCATCGAGACTGTGGATCAGATTAGGAGCAGTAGCGTTTTTATGATGTGCTTTGTCAACTTTGCTGCTTTCACCCGTTGCAGCTTTGACAACACATCTACCCAACAATTGAAGTTCAATACGTTGAGTTTGTGATTTCATAAGACGTTGTGTTACTACAAAACCAGATGGTGTTACCCATTGGATTTGTTTCTCACCACGATCAATGGCAGCAGCTACTTCCTTTTCTATCCATTTCATTACCTGCATTGGACCAGGAACGACAACGTTCATGGCATCTCTGACAGCTTTGACTGTCTCTGTCAGATCATTCTTATCAATGACAACACCTTTCTCAAACAAAGCGTCACGTATGTACCACCTGTTTGAATAAGGCTTAGCATTGTAAGGAATCGTCATAACTGTCCGTTTGGTTACCTTGCGATCCATGAAAGGTCTAATACTTTCTGGAACGTTTGGTTTGGCTTGTTCAGCTATAACTTTGTATGCGTCCTGTGGTCTATCACTAGGAACGACATTAACTAACTTCGCTGTTGATTTGTCACGTGCAAGACCTGACAATATCTGAAGACCACTACATGTAGCATCTGTTGCAACCATCAAATTTGTAAACTGACGGGTGCAAGCAATGACACATGCGTAGTATTCTTCACAAGCTGCAAGAAATTGCCACGGTTCATTAGCAGCTTCCCATTCAGGTAAGTTGTCGATGGGTTCAGTGGCTACACGTTTAATTAGATCGTGGTTGTTATCAACCCAGATCTGTCTGTCTTGCATTGTGTCTTTATCGAGACCATATGTTGTGGCAACCTGAAAGGCTAACCATCGTTCAGACTCTGGGGTGACAAAGGCTGACACATGGAATTTAAGTAAAGACTTGCCGAAGTCAGTGTCTTGTGGGGTCAAGAACGCGGGGATCGGATAGACCCTGGATCTGTAATCGAAGCTCCACGGAATGTAAAACTTCTCTTTGTCCTTGAATACTTTGACAGCATTCATAGTCATCCGAGTCCTACAAGACTTCTCGAACGCCTGTGCGTTGAGGTTCATGACCTCTGCCGCACGCCGCCTGTAATCTTTGCGAGAGTCGTAGTTCTCAGCGATGTCTACAGGCTTGGGTGGCAGTGGTATATCCACTACAGGAATAAACTTTCCAACTGCCCTGCCCTTAGCCATCAGCGTCTCAGCGACACCTACGACAAATGGGTTTAGGGTGTAGGCAACCTTCTGAATTTTGTTCAGAAAAGCTATTGGTGTTTCTCCCTGTATACATGTGGGGTTTCCACGCCGAACCATGTCATAGCCTTTCATGACCTCGTTCAAGATGTATCCACCTTGAGTCTCATTTGACCAATCATTAGGTTCAATGAGCATCGGCCACGCAATCGGGCTGAACAACTCAGCCGTTGCCATGACCTGGTCTTTGATTGCTATGAATTCAGGAGTAGGAACGACATAGTTTTGTCGCTTCCTTCCTTCTTGCTGCATTGCAGTCATGAACCAGTTGGAGGATTGACATATGCAATCAAGCAGCCAACCTCCCAGCCTGATACGAACAGCACGTCCCCACGTTTTCCAATGATCGACATCAAATCGATTCATTAGTGTCCGTATGACAACCACCTTTTGATGGGTGCCAATGGACTTGTGCCAGTAGTTCTCCTTCAACTTGTGAAGTAACCCTGGCACATTAGTCTCGTAGTGCCTCATCATGCACTCGTTTTCGATTGCCTTGCCGATAGCGTCTGTGACGTTCGATACGGTGTTGGCTTTCTGTTTAGTGCTGAAGACTTTGTCAAACGTGATTTTGCAGGCAATGGCTGCTGCTGTATTAGCTTCTAGATCCTCAAGGTACTCATGAATTTCTTTGAAGTTAATGCCAGCACTGCCCTGTCTTATGCGTAAACGAGTTGACTCAATACGATCCACCACATGAGGGAGAAGGTCCCTAATAGAAGCCACCCCGTATACTGAAGAACTTGCATAACTTTTCTCCTCAAGTTTTTTTGTGTTTGAGTGTAAATGATCAAGTCCCTGTCGGATTTGTTCTCGTTCAAGGGCAATCTGTTGGTCGATTTCAAATGGTGTCGGCATCTTCAGGCAGATACTTGACTGAGTTCATGTCATCGATTTGTTCGTGCATCAACTCAATAATTTCTTCTTTGTGTGGATGTTTATCCAACTCAATGATGAGTTTTGCAAACTGCAAATCAGTCATCATCACTGGTATCCTCCTGTAAAAGCTCTGGGTGCACGTAGTACAACGCTTCTTCAGCGCAGACAATTAACTCGTGCGTTTTGTAAGTCATGTATTGGCGAATCTTACTTTCAGCGTATGACATGCGCTTGTACACATGTTCAGTGACTTTGCTGTTTTCAAGATTCCTTGCGCGAATGACACAGGCAACGTCCGTAGGAAGTTCCCAGCCAGCAACCTTCCACTCCATGACATCGTCATAGGAAATAGACTGAAACATGTCGGCTGGGGTATCCTTGTACTTACGCCATTTATTTGGGAAATACTTACTCATCGATTAACCGTACGTCTAAAAGTTTTGAAGCTTTGTCGTTGGACAGCTCTAAGGCATACCAAGCGGCATCCTCAGGACTGGCGGCGAGAATGTAGATACTCTCGTCACTTAGACAGACTTCATAACTCTTTAGTTCGGCTCCGAGTAGCTCGTCTAGCCCGTCGTGGTTTTGGGTTTGCGGGTACATCAGGTTTTCCGATGTATGACTCCCGTTCTGCCAACTCCTTATAAATGGAGTGCCATTTGTGCTTTTCGTCGAAGTAATACAACCAACAATAGATTGCATTACGGATGAAATAGTCCTCATCCAACGCTTTCGCTTTCCCATCGTTAGTCAAATGACCTCCATTAGAATTGGACATGTAGCTACACGTGATTGTGAAAAAAACGTTTCTTCAGTTGTCCAGGTTCTGCGTGGTTTGGGCTTACCCTCTCCCCGCACTTACAAGATAGTGACTGCTGACTGTGGCGCAATGAAATCAGTCAGATAACTGGCACAACACATAACTTATTTGTCTGGTTTTGTGCTTCTTCCTTTTGTCTACAGAATGTAGGGCTTGACACACTCGGCACTGCACAAAAAAAGACCCCCACCTGATGGTGGAGGCCCGCACCCTCTCGTGTTAGTGTAGACAGCCGCCTACGTGATCATTTTAGTTTGGTCATTGGGTTCTGGCTCCTTTTGTTCCGGAATTACGACATTAAACGACTTGAACCACTCACGTAACGCCTGACCAGTAGGTGTAGAAGCAGGATACGCAGCAAACTTGATAGCCTTCTTCAAGTCCGTGAAGATGCGGGAGGTGTTGGGCTTCCAGACCGTGTATGTGACAGGCGGTCCCTCTTTGTTACGCCTGCGCTCAATCCACAGGCCACCTGCGGTGAAATAGTCAGGCTTCACGAGTCAACACACCTTATATGTTGGATGTGCTGATCAACCCATTCAAGGGCTTCGTCCTGCTGCCAATCAAACCAACAATCATTTACAATGGTTAGTAGAACCTCTTGCATGTCTTTGCACTGTTCTAGCTTGTGCTTCAAGTTGTCTGTAGCGATCATAGAAACTTCGTTCTAAGGTGGTTAGCGAAATGGATGGGTCCTTGAGTGCAAGCCGTGCTCGTTCCTTAGCTTTGGCTATGTACGTCCCTGGGTTAGAGTGCAGGTCAACACGGATGCGAGGGTTACTCAAGTTTCTGTACAGTAGTTATCTGTACTCTAGACAAAGAGTTAGGTATTTCTACCATTGCCAAGGTTATGGCGTGGTTTGCTGACATAGCACTTACCGTGACGTGTCCAGTTGATGAACGTCCAGTTGTACGGGCTTTGCCTGCGTACTTGACAAACCATTTTGTGTAGTTCATGCAAGCCTCGGACGATTGGTGAACTTGGTTTCATTGCACATGCAATACCACCTCGCAGCTACATAGATCTCTGTGGGTGCGTACCTGCGTGGCCTGAAGCTGATCTCTGTGTCTGTGATCTTGATGTTACCAAACTCACCCTTGACAAGTGGCTGGTCTTCATCATCCCACATATAACCGTACTCGTCCTTGAGTTGGTCCCGTTGTCGGTTGATGAACGTCGTTTCGTTGTCGAACTGAGAATCATTCTGATATAGGCTACGGTCTCGTGTCACAGTCTTGCGTACGAATGACCGTAGGTCCTTGATCTTTGGGTTGTGGACTCGTTGCTTGAAGATGATAGCCATTAGTTGAAAAATGTAGAGCACCGAAGGTGCGACCTAGCCAATCATGCTGGGTTTGATTCGCTCACCGTGGATGGTGACTACGTTGAAGCCTAATTCCTCAATCTTTGCAATGTCGTTACGTCGTAACGTTTTGAAGCCTGTGAGTCCCTGGATTGTTTCGGCTTGATCGTTGACAGGATAAGCCAGCGATCTGCCGTACACGTCCTTGATTTGGTAGACAGCAAGGCGGGTGCCATCACTGACAACACGTGCATGTTGAACTTGATCGATCATTGGGTGCGTCCTCGAGTTGTGATTGTGAAGGTTTGAAAAAATACCCGGCTGAAATGTTGCCGGGTTGATGTTACTTTTGGGTGATCAATCTGTCGATGATTCGATAACACATAGACCGGATACATTCGTTCTGACCAACAGTTAGGCGAGCGATTGTGTCGGAGTTGGTATCAATCAAACCTTCAGACATTGCATTGTCGATGTAAGCGACACGACTAGGAATGTCCGCATACCATTGCAATAAGTCAGCGTTATATATGTCAGTGATGTTGTCACTAATACCACTAACTAAATCGTCTTGGTACTCATCATCTATACGACCTTCAATCTCCATCAGTGCATCAAGGATGCTCACAATGGTCTCGTAGCGCCAGTCATTGGGTAGCTCGTCATCATGTAGACCACGTAGCCACTCTGTCAGGTCATCAACAGTCTGGCGGGCTTGTTCGGTGAGACACCAAAAGGTGCTCCCGTCTTGTCGCGTGTCTTGTGTGAAGGCTGCTCGGAGTGTTCCAGCAGTGATGAACCAGTT